AAAACATATTTAATAGGTTGAAGGGCCATATCTATAGCAGGGATTACTACATCTGCTATAGTCATTAAAACATCAAATATAGGAGTTAAGGTATCCATAACTCTTACAAAAATTTCTTGAAGTTTTTGAACTGAATTATTGAATCTTTCTTGTAATGATTGTTGGGCAACCATTTTATCAAGTTGACCCTTTTTTATCATTTCTGCTGCTTTTTCAGCACCATATTTTTCTTTAGCAGCTTCGTATGCTTCTCTTTCTTGATCATTTAATTCACGTCCTACAGATTTTAAAGCTTCTTGTTCAAAAAGCATATCTGCTAATTCACCTCTAGTCATCCCAACAGCTTTAGCCATAGCTTCTTGTTGGATTCTATTCATTTTACTGAATTCTTCAGCAGATCCTACTTGAGCTGCTACTTCTTCTGCAGCTCCTGCTAAATCATTTTCTAGAGAAAGTTGTCTTGCTTTCTCTAAATTAATATTTTTACCTGTTAATAATTCAGCTTCTAGTTCAGCTTCAATACTTGATTCAAAATTTAATAAGCTGTCAGCTATACTATTCATTTTTTCAAGCTCTAAACCTACAGCTTTAGCTTGAACCATAGCTTCTGCTAATCCTTTAGCACCTCCACCAATAGATAATTTAGTAGCGGCTGAAAGTTTACTCATATCAGCCATTAACTTTTTAGTATTAACAGCAACTCCTTTTTGGTAGGACATTATTTTAGCAGCAGCTTGAAATTCTTCTACATTTCCTTTTAATGTACCTCCCATAGCCATAGAAAACTTCTGCATTGACATAATCTCTGCATTAGTCATACCTGCTTGTTCTCTTAGCTTAGTAAATGTTTGAAGATCTTCTTTTGATAATTTACCTGCAGTTCCAAGTTCATTATTTATTGCTATTAAAGATTCTTGAAGTTTCTTTGTTGTAAGGGCATTATTCCCAAACCCCATAGCCATATCTCCTAATTCAGCTCTAACATTAGCAGCTTGACTATAAGTTATATTCATGCTTTTAGCTAAATCTCCAGCACCATCATCAGCACCTTTAAAAGCTTTTATTAATAGTTCAACAGCTTTTCCAGCTAAAAACAAGGGGTCTTTCAAATTCTTAACAAGAGAAGAACCCATAGATTTTATCCCAGCACCAAATACTTTTAATTTTCCATTTATACCACTAAAAGATTTATTTGATTTTTTTAATGGATCAAGTATTCTTTTTGTAGCATCAATAGAATCATCAATAATTTTTAAATTATCTTTATTAGCTTGGTTTATTTGTTTTTGTTTTTTTAATTCTTCAGCTAAAACTTTCAAATTTTTACCACCAAATCCATATTCTAATTGAAGTAAAGATAATCCTTTTGTATTTAAAGCATTTACTTGTTGTTCTAATGATAAAGCTCTATTTTGTCCTGTATTAAGTTCAGTTTGTTTATTGATTTTTGCATCAATACCTGCTTGGAGTTGGTTTTCAAGACGTATTTCTTCATTTTTATCACTAACTATTTTAGAAGAAAGAGCTTCCATTTTAGATTTAGCTTCATCTAAGCCAAGCCTATCAGCCATATTACCAAAACCTGCTCCTCTTAATCCTTTTTCTAAACCATCAACTGTTGCCCCTGATAAACCCATTAGGTTTTCTATTTCTTTAGATTGTTGGGCTGCTATATCTAATGATGTATTTAAATCATTTAAAGAATTATTAGTACCTTGTAATATACTATCAATATTTCTTTGATTACCTAAATTTTTAGCAATAGAAGCATCTATAGATTTTTGTTGAGCATTTATTTGTTTTAATTTATCAACTTCTGAAGCTGTTAACTTAGTAACAGCTTTTTTTCTTTGTAAAATACCTTCTTCTTTATCTAATGCATCTCTTTGCAATTCTAGACTTTCTTTTTCTATAGATAAAGTATTTTTATTTATTTGAAGTTGAGCTGTTTTTTCAGATAACTGTTGTTTTAATTGAGAAATCTCTTTTGATGATAAATTTGATATACCCGCTTGATGATTAGATAATTTTTGGGCTATACTATTAAGAGAATTAAATGTCTTATTAGTTTGAAGAACGCCTGAATTGATATTTTTTGCTTCTGATGCTAATTGACTAAATTGAGAAACTAAATGATCAGAAGATTTACTAGCTTCATATAATTCATCATTTAATCCTTTAAATAATTGATTTATAACCCCAGCATTTTGTTGGATTGGTTGAAGATTTACTAAATCAACAGTTTTCCCTAATTTTTTAGCAAGGATTTCAATCTGTTGAAGTTTCTTCTTTAAATCGTTAACATTTTGGTTTAACTTAGCCATGTTTATAAATATTAAAGATAAAACTTTTATTTATATTTCACGGGGGGTTTTGTTCCTCGAGAAACATTACTTAAAAATTGGGGTGATTTAATTTTACCTGATGAATCTATTACTGTTTTATTTCCTTTTTTATTGGAATTTTCAACTTGTTTCTTTTCTTCATCGTAATACTTTTGAATTTCATTAAAAGTAAAACGCCTTAACCATATAGGCATATTATACACAGTATTCCAATCATATCCTCCTTTACCATGAAATACTATTTGATGAATTTGAGTAAATATTGAAACTCTAGATTGTGGTGCTGTTTTATACGTCAGGCCAAAAAAAGTTAAGTCCAATTGGAATGTTGACTTTTGAGTTTTTCCCATCGGGAAAAAAAGTTAAATCAACATCGGGTTGAATTTCTCTAATATATTCTCTTAACGCTCTAGAATCTTTGGCTAAGAGATAATTATCAACAAAATCTCTTATATCTTTACTTTCTCGTTTACCTTCTACAGAAGTTATTATGTATTTTAATCTTGTAGTTAGTTCTGGGGAGTTATCTTTATTTATTTTTTTAAGTCCATTTAATTCACGAGTAATATCTTGTTCGTCTTTATGGGTTAAAATTTTAAAGGTTACTTCATTTTTAGAAAATGGAAGAGTAAAAGTAAATTCATTTGTACGGTTTTTAAATAAATCTTCTTTTATTTCTTTATTTTCTAAAGTTGATAAATCTATTTCTTGTTCTTCACCATCATAATTAAATTTATAATTCTTTCCATATCCTAATACACGAGATGCTAC